AGAGCACCTGCACCGATCATTCCAGCGCCAAGTGCTTTACTACCCATGCTTCCTTTACCAAATACTTTGCTTCCAATTCGAGCGCCAATAATATCTTTCAAAGCAGTTTCAAATTTGGCTAGAGCATCAGTTACCGCTTGCAGGTTGTGTTCCATCTTTGCGTAATTATCGGCTTGGTTTTTGTAGAACGCTTCATCACGAAGTTCCCTTCGTGCGGTTGTTTCCTCAGCCTGTGTAGCAAAGTTTTCTTCTACACCCATGATCTTTGTGTGCTCACGATTAGTTGGGTCGTAGTCACCCATCTTTCCGCCAGTCTTCTGTCTAAATGTGTTTGCAGATTGGGCGTAGTCAAACACTAGGTTCTGAATATCAGTACCCATACCCATAGCCGAGAATCGTGTTCGTGTAACAGATCCGTCCTGTCGTGCTCCCTCAAGAATCTTCGCACCACGCTCACCCAATAAACCAGAGTTTTGAGCAGCCATTTTAATTACTTGATCCATTGACCGTTGTTTACCACCAGGACCATAAAGACCAGTACCAAGCATCATGGTCATACGATTGTTTACTTGGGCAGAACCAAGTGTTTGAGCCATTCCTGAAAGATCACCAGCGCTAAGTGAAAAACCACTCACCGTACGGAGAGCCTCCACACCCTTGATCTGTCCCTCTGCTTTAATACCAGTAGCCGCTTGAAGAGCAAGAAGTTGGTTAACAGAACCTTCACCAGTGCGATAGCCAGTCAAAGGTTGGCGCATTGTTGACTGGTATTGCGCCTGAGAAATTCCCATCTGCTGTTGGTAATACACACCAAGTTTGTCAGCAGACTGAGACTTTACATACATCTCGTTAATTCGGTTGTCAGTAGCACCAATCAATGCAGATACTGCTTTAGTTGCAAATTCTGCAACTCTACTTACAGGGGCAGCACCTGCTCCACCAGTACCACCACCATAGCCACCGCCACCACCTTGGTAAATGTTTACAATCTTTTGAGAAGCATCACTTTGGTTTGCCTGGATAGTGCGAGCGTCAACTTTTACTAAAGAGTTAGCAAGTTGTGCGCCCATGTAGCCTTGAGTACCACCAGCACCACCACCGCTAAGGTTGCTGGTATCTATTTGGGAAATTTGCTTAAGTTTATTTAAGGTGCTGTCAAGACCACTATTAATATTTTTAAGGTTTGTATTTAACCAAGCAAAGTCGGTTCGTATCTTTTTGATACCATCGGCAAGTTTGTCTAACTGTGCGGTGTCTACACGGAAGCGAGCACGAACGTCAGCAGAGTTACCACCCCTAGGTATTGCTCCACCAGCACCGCCAGTTAAATCTTTTTTATCAGCCATTACGACTCCTGTTTACGCCATTTACTCATTGCTGACCAATACGCCCGTTGGCGTACTGTCATCGTTTTAATATCGTTGAGCGAGAAGCCCTTGTAAACAGATGCAATCGAATCGTACTCCCAATATGTTACTACTAAATCAGCCGAATAGAAGTGAGGCCCAGTTGAGCATTACAGGAAATTGCTTTTCGCAATGGGCGCAGTGGGCTTCCACCTCCTTGATTTCTGGGCCAGGTTGTGCTTCTAGTAACTTATCAATGACCGTTGCACGGTCTTTCATTCCCAATTTCTTTGCCCATGCAACCGCATCTTTAGGCTTGTTTTCCTCAGAAAACACAGCGCAACGGGAAATAAGCATGGTGTTTTGTTCTGCCAAAGTCTTAGCCTTGGTGATAACAACCTGAGTATCAGCGCCAGAAACAAGGCGGAACTTTTGTTCTACCCCATTACGTAGGGTTACTGTAATCCCTTCTTTAGGATCACCAGTCCCTTTACGAATAGGGAATTCTGACATCTCAACATACACATCGTTTGATTTCTTGCAATGTGGGCAATCCATTTGGTATTCACGCACTTCACCATACGTTGCTCGAACAGTGGCAAGGAACAAGGTGTCACGGTCACCGATAATTAAATTATCAATTACCGATGGGTTGTTTTTTATTTGGATGTTTCCAATACTTACAACGCTTCGTTTAAGAAGCGAGGACATGTATTTTGCATACAAATAATCATCGTCAGATTCCATTGACGATAAGATTTCTTCGTCTTCACCAGTCAGTTCCCGTACTGTTGCGTTGGTTTCCCATTCGTCAGTTGCTGGATCTAGGACACCCCTGAACAACTCAACTGTTGTTTCAGGGGCATCCTGAATCCGTGGAACTGGATCTGCGATAGCAGCGTTAACTGCTGCGGCTTCTTGACTAGTAGACATTTACTCTCCTTATTATGAAATTATTGTTTACTTACAAAGTATCAATTGTTGCGATTTCGTTTGCTTTCCATGCTACATAAAAACCTTCATGGTGTACGTTCAATGACTGTACCATGATTCCGTTGTCACCTGCGTTGAGGTCGCTAAGACCGTAAGCGCCAGGCCATGCGTTGAACAACTTATAAGCCAACTTTACGTTACCTGGAACCAGGTTTGCGCTTTCTGTTTGGCTACTGTCATACGCATAGCGAGTTGCTCCGCCTTGTGCTGGGCTACCAGTGAATGGGTGATCATAAACTTTTACGATGATGTCACAACGATAGTTTGTACCATCGCCCATTGAACCACCTTCAAAGCCACCAATGCCACCGCTAATCCATGCATGCATGAACTTCTGCCAGTTCCACAATTGATCTTGGTCTGCAAAAGCACCACGAGCAAAAGACACAGGTGGGAAGTCTGATTGACCAACCATCTTGTGTGGGTGGGTGTTCATACCACCTTCACGGTATGGAATTACTTCGTTGGTAACGGCAAGACCGCCCATTGAAGCAAAACCAAGATCACCAATACCTTGGGTAAGGTTTTGGAGTTCCGAGTCAAGCGGTACAAACTTGACCGTAAATTTAAAGTTGCGTAGAGGATCTGTCCTCATTGTACGTGCCATGTTTTCTCCTAGGCGTTAGTAGTTACGGTTGAACCACCAGTCCATTGACTGATGGTAATTACAACAAATTCAGCAGGAGACTGCAAAGCGACTCCAATAGTTACGTTTACCCGACCGTCTTCAATATCTGATTGCGTGTTGTTTGACGAGTTACAAATTACGTAAAAGGCTTCTGATGCGGTGTTACCCTTAAGTCCACCAGTAGCCCAGAACGTGGTTAGGAGTGCAGTCAAGCGAACAGAAATGTTTGTCCACAAACGATCATCGTTTGGTTCAAACATTGCGAAGGCTGTCTTCTCCTTAACAACATCTTTCAGGTAGTTCAACGAACGGCGAACCGTGACAAACTTGTCTGAAGTGTTGCGAGCCAATGTACGAGAACCGTTGATGATTACACCAACACCTGGAACCAAATTAAACAAGTTAATTTGGCTGTTCTTATACAAAGTTCCTTGCTCTGCTTCTGTCAAGGTTGCAAGCAACCCGTATACGTTGCGGATATCAAGCCCGTATCCAGCAGGTGCTTTGGCAATACCACGAGCAACTTCTGAACGAACCATTGCACCAACTACCGCACCACCTGCGTAGGTGTTACGGATAGCAGCAGCGCCAGTCTTCTTAGGATCAAACATCTTAAGTGCTGGTCCGTATACTGCTGCGTAACTTGACTTGGTGTATCCAGATACTGCTGTAGTAAGTTCGTTTGCGCTGATAGCGGTAAGTGGTGTGTCAACAATAAGCATTGAGTTTCCACGTGCCTCCATTACTGTAATGGCATTGTTGATAATCGTTGCTGAGGTTTGCCCAACAAGGTTAAACAACATTCCTGAAGCAATGGTTTCGTACGAATCCAAAGCAGTTGCCCACGATGCTGAGTTAATCGATCCAGAGCCATCTGAGCCTCCTGCAAAGGTTACAGTGGTTTCGTAGTCATCAACACCAACTCCAGTTACAGTAAGTTTTGTACCAGCAGCCACAGTTGCAACAGTTGATGCGCTTACATAAGAAGAGTAGAGGTCAAGAACTGTTGAAACATATCGGTAGTTTTCTGGATCAATTGAAAGATTGTTCCATCGTTCTACTTCTGTGCTGTTAAGTTTTACAACTACTGAGAACAAAGAGTTCTTAGTAATTTTTGGTGCGGTAGAAACATCTTCCAAAGTTTCTGGGTCATACACATAATCAATTTTTACATCGTTACCCCATGAACCTTTTGATTTGGTCATCAAGGTAATCAACGGTGCGCTACTTCCACCGCTAGGTGTAGCAGCCAAAACGCCAGATGCTTTTACTGCGGTTGGGTCAATAACTCGTGTTACGTACGCAGTCTGCCCACCGTTAGCAAAGTAATGATAAACGGCATAACCCAAATCAAATGAGTTGCTCAATTCACCAAACAAACTGGTGTACTGGTTCCATGAAGAAACAAGCGTTGGCGTGGTTGGTCCACGTTCTGCTGTACCTACAAATGCGGCCGAAGTAGGACCGCTAGTTGTCGTAATGTTGGTAGCAAACGTACCTTCCTGTACGTAAACTCCTGGGCGTTCGTATGCCATTTTTACTCCTAAAGTGTAAAGGGGGTTGGGAAAAACTTACTAATTGAAACCATGCAGTTGAGATGTAATTGTACTATTAATTTCGGTAACGGGTTGAGTACCAGTCAGTTGATCCAGCATCTGGTGCGTGATCTCTGAAGACATCTTGAGAGTTAATACCTTACGGAATATGCGTTTGCGGTAACCCGATTCCATATCCAGCAAGTCTGCGTTAGTCCAGTCCAACATGTCAAACCTACGAGAAGTCCCGTCTGCCTGTATGTAGATTGAATTCCAACGCCAAGGTGCAACCCTAGACATAATTCCAGACGTTAATTGTCTGTCATGTAGGGCAGATCGTGTGTAAATAGATACCTGATATAGCAGGTCTATCGGTATAAAATCGTCAGCAGTATAGAATTGTGACGAACCAGATGTAGCACTGGCTGAGATACCATCAGCCTCGTTAGGCCAATAATCAAAGAATGCTGGGTGTCCTTCAAACCGAGTGCTTGCTGATGTGTCTGCGTATATCGTTACGTCCGAATGTTGGCGCTCTGATGCATGGAGAACGTCAATAAGTTCAATGGTTATAAACGGGTATTCTCTTTCCGTTTCACCCTCTGGGTAGCGGAAAAAAACCTTTACTGGTCGGCGTTCATTGCGGTCATCGGTTACATATAAGCCACTAAAACGAAGTTTGATAGCCTCATCTTCGGCAAGAAGAAAGCCAGTCCTCATAAATGAGTCCTCATGCCAGTGAGCATGTCTAGGCGCTTATTGAT